TGATAATTGCAATTGGATATGCTGCGGCAATTGTTGCTCGAGCAATGTTCTTACCTAACATACGTACTGTTAAGTCAGTTGCTAGAATAACAATTGGAAACGTAAACGCCGCCCATGTTAATTTATATCCAGCAATCTCTACTGGTATCGCAACTAGTGCGTTACTTACTGTGATTACTACAACATGCAATAGTGCAAGTTTTAGCATCAACTTTTTATCGATGTTTTTAAACATTCTATTTCTTCTTTCCTGTTGCTGTGCCGCTTGTTCGACGAACAATGTCATCGTGATTAAATTCAGCCCAGTATAATTCGAAAGCGACACCATCTTCCAAACCTTCAAACTGGTGAATTTTTCCGGGCTTCACTTGTGTAAAGTCCCCTGCTTCAAGGATAGTTTCATCAACTAGTCCTTGATCATCTTGCCAAACTCGAACAAGCATCTTGCCCGATTCGACAAAGAATCCGTTCCATTTAAATTCGTGTGCGTGTTCGCTACACTTATAACCTGCGTTAAAATTAATACGGTGAAACTCCAGTACACCGTTAGCGTGGATTAGTTCTGTTCCACCCCATACTTTACCTGCTTTAATTCCCATGTTATCTCCTTTACAGTAAGTTAGTATAATCTATTAGTTCGCACTGTCGACTAATATCTTTAACAAAATATGCACACAATGGTTCTGGCCCATCTTCTATCGGAACAGCTAACAATTGACCGTTACGCATTTTAGGAAAGTACCATTTTACATCATTGTAGAAATTTGTAATTTTAATATCACCAAAATCAAATTTAAAGCTACTTAAAGGATTAAACAAGAATGTTTCAAATCCTCTGTCATTAATTGATGTTAGTGGAAGTATTTCTAGATCATTTCCACTAGTACTATCGCCTACTGCCATACACCAATCTACTGGCATCATGATTTCTTTACCATTAATTTCTAATACAATTGCAGGTGCATTAAAGCTTTCTACAAAAATTAAAGGTATAAAGAAAAAATCAGGATTTTTAGGATCGCTGTTATCGAGAACATTAAAATGTATTTCGTCATCAATCGTGTCTGGTAAATTTGTTAATTTATAACATCGATTTTCTAGTGTTAGTATTTGCATATATGTTTAGTTCCAATCTATTTTTTCTATAGTAAAGGGATATTCTGCTTCCTTATAGAATTTTTTTCGTTGTGTTAAATGTCTCTTCGCAAATTTGCACGTTGATGTGATGTCCCAAATTTGTACGAAGTCCTTGTCTTTTGCCTTACGAACGCCTCTACCAATACTTTGAATTACTCTTACAAAGGATTTGCCAGGCTCCAGCAGAACCAGATTAAAAATACGAGGAATGTTAAGGCCCACGGCAGCAACTCCATAGGTTGCGATAATAACCTCATTAGTTCCTTCACGAATCGTGTCATAGGTTTCCTTTCTATCTTTTACTTTTACAGCACCGCTTACAAATGTGCTGCCTGGTATTAGATCACGCAGCATTTCGCCTGCGCTAATTCTGTCTACTAGTATAAGTGTATTGCCTTCTTGTCTTACATTGTTCATTAATTTTGCAATGTATTCAATTCTTGCCTCATTGGTTACGAGATATTTTAATTCTGACTGATAGTCTGTATGTGCAACTGTATCAATAAGTTGACAAATGTTTACATGGCATTGTGAAAGCACACCCTTGTCCTGCAATGACTTAGCACTAATGTTTCCAATAACTGGACCAAGACTAGCATGAATACTTTCAAATTCAAACTTCTCTTTGGGTACAGTACCAGTTAGTCCCCAACGTATGGGTGCATTCCGTAGGTTGCGTGTAAGCAAGTTCTTGAGAACTTCTGCTTTAGCTTGGTGTACTTCGTCGACAATAATAGTGCTTACACCTTCCAAGAACTCTGCAAGTGATAACACTGCTGATCCGTCCTTGTGCTTCTTGTCTAGAATGTTTAAACTCTGCCAAGTGCATATTGTGTGAGTCTTACCTAAGTTCTTCCTGTCGCCGAAGTACACACCTACATCCAGACCGCAGTTAATATAGTCCTCTTCTGTTTGTTCTACTAACGACTTGTTAGGGACAATCACAAGACTTCTACCATACGGCTCAGTTATGTGTGACAGCGTTGCTGTGGTAATTGTTTTGCCTGCGCCAGTAGCAATCTGTTGCAAGCTCTGTGGGTTGTTAAGAAAGTTATTAATTGCTTCTACTTGATAGTCACGTAGAATAATATCTTCGCCTTCTGCTGGATGACCTTCTGGCCATACTATGCCTTGCTCCTTCCAGTATGTTTCTGTAACTGGTGTAAAGTCTAACTTAACCGGATGACGTTTATCTTCAATGTCAGCAATCTGTACTCGATTCTTTGCAAGCACTTGTTGTACTACATCAAGGTGATTGACATAGCCGCTGCCGCCAATGCCAAAGAAAGCAACCTTGCCATCCCAGCGTCCTAGTTTGTACTGAGGCATATGCTTTGCATACGGCACTTCAAACTTGAGTGCGTTAGCGAGCTGACGACGAACATCAACCTCAAGTCCTTCTAACTTAATGTTTACTTCATCTTCGATAATTAGTTTGCAACTTGCCATTAAAGTTCTTGTATCCTGTCTTTTTGAAATCTCGCAAATTGCGAGACATTATTATCATAGTGTATTGCTAAATCAAACTGTTTAAGGTATTGATCGAGCTTTGGATTAACACGCAAGCTTTGTGTAAATAACACAGTACTAGGTATACACTCGGATGTAATCAGAGGCTTTGGTATCTTATTTGTATTAATATACACTACTTTTGTATTTTTGTCAAGTTTTGAATTTAAATTATTATTTTTAATATAATCATTAAAATTAGAATCACTGCTGTTACTAAGTCTAAACATCACTGTACATTCACTAGGATCTATGAATCCACATAAAGACTCATGTACTGTTACTAGATCGTTTAAAGGTTCTGCTTCGGGTAACACTACTAATAACGGAAAACGATCTAATTGTAAAATACTTTCTGTTAAATTATGTATTGTGTATTTTTCACTATTTACTAAGACTGTTCTAGAATTTCGATTAACAATTTTTTGACCTAAATGCGATAATCGATTAATACTATTATCTAAATCACTTTTATCAAAATAATGTAATCCATATTTTTGTTGTCTATCTTTATATAATGCAAGGTTGTCGATACAAGGAGCACCAACATCAGAAATCATAAAAGACACTGCACGATTAGATAGATTTTTTAATTCTAAATCATATATACCGGGTACATAATTACACTTATTGCTATTCATTTCGTCTAATAGAGAATGCATATCTATTAATTCTTGATCAATTTCAAACTCGTTATTTTTAAAATTTTCTATAATTTCAAATGTATTTTTTTCATTATATAAAAAATAATGTTCATGAGACCCTTTACTATGAAAATAATTAGAATGATTCTTGTCAATCGTATCAACTTTACATATTAGTTTTTTACTGAATGGAAATCGTATTTTAATCCACTTCCACTTATCTTTATATGCTTCGTATACGTGTTCGGTACCAATTGCTTCGCTATGACTTACAAGTTTAATATATTTGCTTCTATCAATACTGCGCAAAGGCTGACGTAACTGATTAACTGCGTAATCAAAGTCCCAATCTAAATTCATAAATTGTTCACGATAAGTTTGCAACTTTTCGTACATAAGTGCAGACTGTCTATCAGTTAGGGCTACGCCTTTGAAACACTGTCTAGCAATACTATTCATAATAGTTGCATCAGTTTTTTCAATAGTAAACTTTACAGGCGACTCACGCAGGCCTGCAAGGTGTTCTAAACAATCTTCTAAATTTAATATCATACAACTAGTATAACTTAATTTAGTTTAGATGTCAAGCAGTTAAGTGGTATTCCTGCAACTATTTCTTCAACAGTAAACTCTGTCCATGCGTAATCATTTAGCCACTGTGTTCTGTCAGGCATTAGAGGCTGTTCGATGTCATGTAAAAAGTCTATGTCATTGGCTACAGGATAAGCAAGACTATGAGTGCTAACAAAAGCAGGAACGCCATTGATGACACTATGTATCCCAGGATTACTACTCCAGCTAATAGTACAATGTACATCATCAAAGCCCATATCAAAATCATCATAACTGCCGCCTATCTTTACTGGTTCTTGCCTGTACACATGCTTTAGTCCAAGTTCAATGTGTTCTAGTCTACAACGCGGATGTGGTCGAAACACAATAGGACGATCGGTGTGTTTACGGATTTCTCTGTAAGTTTGCATAAACCAGTCGCTCATAGGTAACATATGTTGCCACTGTAAACTTTTGTTATGCTGACCGCATATTAGAATAAAATCGCCGTTGGATCTCCAAGGCTTACAAACCAGTCCCAGGTTATCAGCGCGAGTCCTATCATTGTTTTGCTCACCAAAGTAAGCAGTTCTGTTAATTCCATTTAATCCTACCTTCCATGTTGTGCCTCTATTTATTCCACCAACTTCTAAAACAATTACTGGCCTATCTTGTAAACGATTTTGCTCCCATACTGTTTTATTCTTTGACATTCTTCCATTCCAAAGAACACTCCATATAACAGCAACATCATAATTGTCGTAGTGATCCATTACTCTGTAGGGTTCGTTGTATATTACTTTATGCCCAGCGTCGATAATACTTTTTGCAAACGCTTCAAAAACAGGTTTGCTGTTCAGTGCGCCATTATCAGTGTAGAGGCAGAAAATCATTTGTTAAATACTCCATATAGTATATTTACACAAGGAGTTCCAATGCCGGCAATAACAGTGGTTACAACTTTTCACCCAGCAGGATTATCAAAATACGGACAGCGATTCTTAGATAGCTTTGCTGCAAGAGTCGACAAACGCATTAAGTTATTAGTGTATGCAGAAAACTGCAAACCTAACAACCCTGATCCAAGTCGAATTGAAATATTAGATGCTAAAGAGGTGTTGCCTAAACTAAATGCATTTAAAGCAAAGTGGGGACATATACCTAAAGCCAACGGTGACGTTAGTAATGAACCACAGCGCCACACACGTAAGGATTGGGACAAGCAATTTAAGTGGGACGCTGTACGCTTCGCCAATAAGACTTATGCTGTGTATGACGCTGTAACACGCTCTAAGGACTGGTGTGTGTGGATGGACGCAGATACATTTGTACACAGTGATTGGACATATGAACAATTTTTAGAACTGTTACCTAAAGATGCATACATTACATATGTAGGCAGAGGCAAAGGATCACAGACGTGGCCTGAGTGTGGCTTCTACGGATTAAACTTAAATCATCCTGTGTGTCACGAGTTTCTTAAAGAGTTTGAACGTATGTATGAAGATGCAGAAAACGGAATGTTCTTGTTAGATGAATGGCATGACAGTTACATCTTTGGTGAAGTATTAAAAATGTATAATCAATTTCCGTCACATGATTATAGTGCAGATATGTATTTGCGTGAAGCTAAGTCAGGCGGAGGCGGACATCCATTAATTAATGGACCGTTAGGTAAGTGGATTGATCATATGAAGGGCGGACGTAAAAATAAAGGTAAGAGTGATAAGAAAGATATTATGGTTAATAGAACAGAAGACTATTGGAAAAATTAAACGTACTGACGCATATGTCGCCAGGCAGTTCCGTCCTCTAACTCATTAAACTTCCAATGAAACATACTAATGCGTTCTAGCCAACGCTGTCTATCAAACTCTTGTGGCGATTCAATTTTTTCAAACTCAGTATGCGTAACTTCGGCACATTGACTGGTTATTGGATCTGTTATAAAAGCATGATAACCTTGTATAATAGGTCCTACAATAGCACTACTGTTATGATTAACTACAGCCCAACAATTAATTAAATCACTTTCTATACTGTCTCTGTTACTACTAAGTGCAACCTTATTAATTTTTCTTAATGTTTGTGAGATCTTATTTGCTTGTCTATTTGATTCATTATCTTTAGGATGCAGTCTTACAATAATCGGACGATCACTATGTTGGCGTATTTTTGTACAAGTAATTAATAGCCAGTCAATTAATTTGTGTTTGCCGAGACTCCATCCTCCTTGGCGTTGCGCACAAACTAAAATGTGCTTGCCTTTGTTTTTTATAGGCTCTAAATTAATATCACAGTCTCGACTAATTTGTTGCCAACGTTTTGGATCTGGAGTAGTATCGCAGTATATGCCAGTGTTAGGAAATACTCCGTCAAAACTGTATCTTAAATAATGATGCGGCTTGTTAGTTTTATTTGCATATAAGAATAAGTTAGCGTCTGCACTAACAACATGCCTGTTGCGAGTACAGTCAATTACACTTTGACGTAAACGTAGATGAGGTGCATTTTTGCCACGCTCGTGTTGCCAGCCTTGTATTACGCCTACATCGGCATCAATTAAATTAGTACCTCTATGCAATATACCTGTGTCGCCAGCAGCGTTTACGCCTTGTACAAACTTTGTGAGTATGTCAAACTTTTCTTGACTTTTGTTTTTAGCAGGTACTACATCATAGTAACTAACTACTTTCACTTAACCATTTCCCAGGCATATCCGCTCATCATTTCTTCACGATTAAATTGACAATAACTTAGGTGACACATAAGAGCGTACATCTCGTCTTTGTCAGGACGATTGAGATTTTCAATATCTTTTAATTCAGTATTACATACTGCTGTAGCACAGTTTGGTCCTAGTGCAATAGCAGGTTTACCAAAGTTAAGTGCTTCTAGTGCCGCAATACTGTTGTAGGTTACAACACAATATACATCTTTTGCCATTGCTGCTTCTAGTGATTGATTTGTAATACGATCTCTGCGATCCGGTTTTAGTCTAATCTCGATAGGACGATCTGTATACTTTCGTAATTCTGCACTTACTTGTTGTACCCATTCTTCCGGACTTGGTTGATTCCAAAGCATCATTACTTTTTCACTAGGCGGTACAAGTAAAATCTTTTTGCCGTCGTCCTTAAACTTTTTGTACTTCCAGTTTAACAATCTATCATCTGGTCTTGAAATAATAGGTTGTGTATTTTGTAATTCGTTCTTTGTAACACGATGCCATATCTTTGCTTTACTGCCTTCGTTACCAAAGTAGCCAGTGTCAATAGCATAAAACTCTCTACCAGTTTCCCAACAGTGTTTGATTGCTTTACGACTGCCGCCACCGAGTCCTCTAATAATTAATGGAGTATCTGTAGTTTCTTCTGTTTTCCAATCACTTAATCTACCGCCGCTGCCAACTACAAAGCTCTGTAAGTATTCGTCATACTGCAATCCGTCCTTGTGTTTGCTAATACCTTCTTCTGGATCAATTGCTGCATTTTTATGAATTGTACCCTTCATAAATTTATTTTGAATAACTTTCATTGCTTCTTCCTGTGTAAGTCCGTAATATTTTCCTGTAGGATCAATTGGAGTTGTAATTATTGCTTGAATTGCTTTTTTAGTATCGTGCGGCACAGTTAGTGAGTCAAAATTTGATCCTTTAGATTTTGCATTAATAACTTTTTGTTCAGCACCTTTAATTGCTGTTTCGTAATACTTGCGTTCAGCTCTATAATATTCTAAATTGTATTCACAGTCTTTGTATTGTTCAAACCAAGGACCGCCTTCTGTATAATGTAAAAACTTAGGCTTGCCGTCTTGTGGTTCTTTGTACCATCCTACTAACCAATTCCACTCGTGACTAATTGAACCTATTTCGCTGTCTTTGAGCCAACTAAATCTATGCAAATACTTGCCGTCAATGTCTGGGTCATTTACTAAGTCTTTTGTTAAAGTTTTGTTCGAAGAGTGAGCACAGTTAAACAGCATCATGCTGGACCAGTTTTTTCTTGGATAATTATGCTGTTGCTTACCATCCATTTTTAGTCCTTCTTTAGGCGTGTAATCGTGTTGCGCACACATTACAGCATACTTGTCGTCGGCATGCGCAAATAACTTGTTAACATCATCTGTTGCAATAAAGTCACAGTCGATAAACAATGCCCAGCCGTCGAACTCTGCAAGCTCAGGAATTAGAAAGCGTGTAAAAGTAAACTCAGTTGATGCAAGTTTATCTGACTTGCGCCAATATAGTCCTTCTCGTTTTAAGATGCGTTGCTTTAGAGGAATAATTTCAACATCAACACTTGCAGTATCTAAAATACTTTGCTTACATGCTTGATACGCAATATCTTCTCTGCTGTCCCAGCCTACATAAATTCTTAATGGCTTCATTTAATCTCTTCTTTCTATGTCTTCTTCGTAGCACTCACCCCATTGAACTTCTAATATGTGAGCATTTTCAGTTCCAGGATTGCTTGCCTTGTGCCACACTTCCTTACCAATTTCAAATGTTCTACTTTTTTGTTCTAGTAGTATACTACTTTGTATACCATTCCATTCAGTGTCCATTTTAACTGTACCTTCTAGTACATTCCATTCTTCTGAACGTTTAAAGTGTTTTTGGTCACTTAGTGCTTTACCTGGATAGATTACAAGTTCTTTTACTTTGTACCCTTTCTCAGGTCTGTTATCTAGCACACGCCAGTAACCCCAGTCACGTTCTGTCTTTTGTGTTTTCCACTCATCAAGTATCCAACTACTACTGTTGGCTTTGCTCTCACCACCAACACCAAATGCAAATTCTACATTAGTATATTGCATTTCAGGTATATTGGACTTTGTTCTATCTCCGCCATTGGCAAAGATAATTTTTGTACCTGACCCTGTTGTGCTTTGTAATTGAAATATTGCATGATTAGCAGTATCGTCAGAATCGTTAAATCCAATAACTCTGTCAACTACTGTTAGTTCTTTGATGATAGCACAACGTTCTTCAAAGGACATAAACGGTCTGCCCTTCTTGCGTGTTAACCATTCATCACTGTTTACTCCAACAACTAAATGGTCACCAAGTTCTCGTGCTGCTTTAAAATATGCGATGTGCCCTGAGTGTAAGGGATCAAAGCCTCCGGTAACTAATACTACTCTATTCATGTAGATATTTATATATGGAGGTTAACAGTAAATATAGTTATGAAAGTTTAAGTAATTGTTTTATTTTCTTAACTTCATTAGGTTGTAAAGTCCAATATTCTACAGCTTTTTTATAATTTTCTTCTACAATTTCTTCGTGATTATCTATTACGCACGGAACATCATCGTCCCATACATAAAATATATCTTTGATAAATGAGTCGCCATAAATTGTTTCTTTAAAATGTACTGGAATAGCTCTACAAAATGCTGCTTCGATAAATCTATAAGTCCATCGATTAGGATGTTTTGGCATTTGGGGATGACCCGGTGCAAGACCAAATTTTGAGTTTGCCATTATTTGATAATAGTTTTCGTCAAATCCAAATTTTATTTTTGGATCTCTTCCATTGCTAGAATGACCTAGTTTGCTATTATACTGATAGTATCTTTCTATAATTTCTGAACGTCCTAGTCCGTCAGTTGTTGAACCTATAAAGCAATAGTCGTATTTTTTAGTATGATCAAGTTTAGCAATATTACTTAGAAAATATTTAGGATATTTAATACCAAGTGAAAATTTTTCAACTTTGTTCCTAATACTAGTTTGTCCATTTTTATGATCTAATTTTAATTTTACGTCTTCAATGCCGTGTTCTTTTAATGCTTCCTTAAATAAAAATTCTTGTAATAACATTTATGTTTCCTTAATTAATGCCGTAAAGGCATTTTTAATATTATTAATATCGTAACTAACAGTTTGATATTTTGGCGTCTCTAATGTACTTAGTATAGGTTTAGAATTTACGCCTTCAAAATAATCATAAAATTTTATATCATCGCCCTTAATATTATTAGAAAATTTGACCCAAGCAGCTGGTATTTGGTAGGCATGGGCAGCAATAATGCCGTGTAAGGAACTAGAAATTATATGTCTACATTCAGTAATTTGTTTAGCAACTTCTAAAGGATTTTTGTTTAATAAATCTATTACGTGATAATTAGGATAAGTTTCTTTTACAAAATTGTAATCAACAAAATGTGGAACAATTCCTAAATCATATTTCTTTTCACTTTCATTACAAAATAAAGGTAATAGAAGTGCAGGGTCGCCGTATATAGGTGGACAGTGTCCGCCATTTAATAATATATTTTCTCTAGTGCGAGGGCCTCTTACAAAATGATAGTTTGCTTTAGGATGCGGTTTATCTTTAGCAAACATGATTCCTGAACCAAGCACATTAAAATTTTCTCGTGCTCGTCTTATAACAGATCCGATACATAATGTATCAGCTGCTTCTAGATGTGAAAATTTATAATTAATCTGAAAATAATTAAAAATATGAGGATTTAAAATATCTCCAAAATTATTTTCTTTTGACTGCCACCAAACCTTAAACACTACAAATTCCTAGTAAGACTTTTAGTTTCGATATTATTTCCAATTGCATAAAATGGATGCAATCTTGCTACTGTAGGTATTGTAGTTTTAAGGTTTAATACTGTATTGTTTATTTGTTGGTCTGCCGGGCGGTGTCCGTATGTTCTAGCACTATACACTAATTTTCTAGCACCCGCTGGTTTTAGTATATACGAGTATGCGCCTTTAAAATAATTACTAATTCCTTTCTTAGACAAGTCTTTGGGATTTGGATTTTTATAATCATCAACAGCCACTTTGTTATGCTTTTCGTTTTCTAACATAAGTTCGTATTTACTACTATATGGATCTATCCTATCTAGTTTAAGTACATCAGTAAATTGCGTTAATATATCTTTAGGCAAAGGTCGAATAAAATAACCGTCGTGTTCAAGTATAATGATAGGCTCGTTTAACTTAATGCATTTTTCCCACAAATAAAAGTGACTAAAGAAACAACCAGATACACCAGGACGATTCTTTTTAAATTTGCCACCCTTTACAATACCTGTACGCTCATAATGATAGCTTGCATTGTGTCCATTTATTGCCTTAAAGAATTCAGGCTGCAAGTTAAACTTAGCAGCCTGATCATAACACTCTTGAGCCATTGTACAAGAGTGTTCATTTTCTTCGAGACGTATAATAAATGCTTTCATTATAGTGTAGCATCTTCCATGCCTGCTACTCGTAGTTTAACTACGTTTGTAATTTGCCATTGCTTTTGATCAAGTGCTTTGAGTACACCCAACCATTTGTTACGTAACAATGCAAATTCATTAATAATCTTTTCATAGTCAACAACGTCTGCCTCGCCGTCGACGTATTTTTCTACATCGCGGCTAGACAGAGCTCGTTGATAGTTCTCAAGATATTTTTTGAAAAATGAGCTACGCAATCTACGTAGCTCAATATTTAAGTAGTGTAGTATAGCTTCAATTTCTTGAAGCTGATTAAAACGTTGTTCGACAATGCCCGGCATTTCTGCCGCGGCTTTTTCAACATTTCCTTTTAACTTTACTTCTACTTTAGCAGTAATAAGTTCATTTTCAAAATGTTGTATAGCAGCAGGTATTTGACTAATGTCTCTGCTTACACGACTATACCATCCGGCCATTATTCGTCCCAATCCTCATCGTCATCATCGACACTGTCTAAGTCTAGATAATAGCTAATTGCTTCATCTAGATTAGACTCTGTACCGAGAACTTCTCGAAATACTTCATCACTTACACCGTAATCAGCTAACGTATCTACGTATCGTTCCGCTGCCATCTCAACGTGTTTTTTGTCAAGATGCTCTTTGAACATTGTCCAAATGTCTGCAATTTGTTCTTCATTCATTATCAGTTGTTTCCTCGATTAAGTTATCATCGGTATTTACCAATTGGGCATCTAATTCAGCTAGTTCTGCTTCTCTTGCTAGACGATCAGCTTCTGCTTCTTCGGCTGCAACTTGTGCTTCTTTAGCTGGCAAATCTGCCATAACCTTATCGAGTAATTCGCCTGTCCAACGCTTGCGGAACTCAAGGATCTCTTCACCGTCACTCATAATAAACTTGTAACGGTTGCCTTGCTTTTCTAGCAAGCCTTTTGCATCAAGCAAATCAAACATGCCCGAATATGGATCCATGCCGGTTTCATACGGAATTTCAACTTGCACACTTTCAAACGGTTTATTATAGCGTGTTTTCATTACTTTACACGCTGCTCTAATACCATGTACTTTAGATGTTTTGTTGCCGTCAGCGTCTACTTTAAGTTTAAGTTTCTTCATAGCAACAACCATACTTGATGCATACACAAAGCCTGAACCACCTGAAATCTTATCATCTGGATCAAACATATCTTGCGATGCATATGTGTGGTTAGTAACGCACATACCTACATTGTAACTACCAAACATATTCACACAGTTAGTTACAAGTGCTTTTAGTGCCTTTGCCTTACGTCCAAAGTCACCTTTCATATCACCTTTTTGGAACTGGTCCATTTCAGTAGGTGACATAAGCATACCAAGCGAGTCAACTACAAACAATACTTTAGGACGTTCTTCCTCGTTCATTGTTTTATAGTCTTCCATAAATGTACTAACTGTTTTAGCAACATCATCAATCATTGCCATATTAAGTTTAAGTAATTTACTTTCGTCTGTATCTACTTGCAATGCTTGTAGCCATGATTCGTCAAGTGCGTTTTCGCTGTCAATAAGAACAACAAAAATACCTTGTTGTTGTGCGTACTTTACAATGTTACCTGACACAATGTAGGATTTACCTGCGCCTGATTCTCCTGCAAATACACTTACTTTACCTAGCGGAATACCTTTTTGAAAGTCGCCACTTAGCAAGTAATTGAGTGCAAAGTTGCCTGTACTGATCCAGTCTGTTGGATCGTTAAAGCCTGCACTCATACCCGTAATAGATTTTGTCAACGAATTACGGAACTTCGTTGGATCGAATGTTTTACTAGCCATTAAATTCTCCTATAAAGCTGAGCAACTAAAAAGGGTTGCATCTTGTAAAAGCAACCCTTTTAGCTTACATGTATTAACCTTGACGTGAACGGATCATTGCAAGAATGTCTTGTGCTCCGCCGGCCGCCGCAGGTTCAGCTGCTGCTTCTTCAGTTGACTTAAAAGGAACATCTTCAGCTACTGTTGGTGCGGCTGTTGGTGTTGGTGCGGCTGCTGGAGCACTTTGGCTAGTAGCAGTTGCACCTACACTTGCTGCTTTAGTAGGATCACCTGTACGTGCTTGCATACCTGCTGGACGGAAGTATTGACTCCAACGATCTGCATCGTATGCTTCACCGTCTACTGACGCTTCAAACATTTCCTGCATTACTTTGAGTTCAACCTCTCCTGGCTTCTTAGGAAGGAAGTCATCTAGATTAAACAACCCATGTGCATTGACAGCAGCCATTTCAGTATCACCTAGTGGACGATCACGTCGTGCCCAGTTTGATGTTGAATAATCTGCATAGCCGCCTTTACTTGTTTTGTTAAGACGGAAGTCTACACCTGCCGTGTAATCTGTTGGCAATTCTTCCATATCTGGATCCATAAGTGCCTGTTTGATAATCTGGAAGATTTGTGGACCAATGATAAATCGACGAATTGGATTCTCCGGTGATTGATCATCGGCTAGCGGATTATCTGTTACAAAGCCTTGGAAGATGTACGAACGCTTTTTCCAGTACTTACGACCCATGTCTTCGAGTGACGGGTCTTTAAACCAGCCACGTACTTCTTGTAGAATGTTACAGCTTTCGCCATACATTTCCATACATGGAATTTGTACTTGTACTGGACGTGAATCAGTTTCACCTTTAACGCCTGCAAATGGTAGTTTAATTACCAAACGTTCTTTCCAGAAAAATGTGTTATCTGGGTTGCCATCAGGTAGGAAACGGAAAGTTGCGCTTTCGCCTTCTTTAATATTCCAAAATGGGTAAATTGGGTTTGGTCCGCTTGGACCTGATGAATTACCGCTTGCGCGGGTTTCTTGTTCTTTGAGTTTTGCTCGGATTTCTGCTAATGATGCCATAGTGCCTTTTCTCCTATATGTTTTGCCTATGTTAGAACAACTAATGTTGCTCTTGTGCCTAAAATGTGTAGCACTCTTATATACTACACGACATTATTTATCTTGTCAAGTGTTTTTTTAAAAATAATTTTTTCGTTAGTAGACAGCCAATCTACTAGCTTTTTGTAAACGTGTTGATGTACTTCTTTGCTAAGATGATTTGTACTATTTACAAATCGGTCTGACTCAACATCTTGAAATTTATCTTTTACTATGTAAACGTTTTTGGTACTGTTAACTTCGATTAAACATTCATTTAGATCATCGAAAATTGGAATAATCAATACATTGTTAAATTTATTTCCTAATTCTCTTAAGAATAAAATTATTTTAATAATTTCTGTATCAGTATATGTTGAATGAAATATATAATTTTGAAAAAAAGCTCTTATAAATTTTTTATGTTTTTTATATACTGCAATGTTAGTGTCAGCACCTATATGTTTTATAAGATATTGGTCGAGTGGAGTTTTTAAAAAACTAAAGTTAAATCTCGAAGTGTCACTTACAAAGAATATGAGGTCTATGTTAGTAGTGTCGCATTCTTTTATTTTGTTAAGAAGTAGAGATATTTGATAATCAGGTCCTGAGCCACCTAGAGCAAAATTTTGTACTTTATAATCTTGTTTAAGTAAAGTGGGCCAAGAATATTTGCATTGAGGGAACTCATGCGCAAAACTGTCTCCAAAAATCCATACTTCTTTTGTCATACATTATTTAAAAGAAAACAGTATGTAGAATTTATATTCCGGCTAATCTGTATAAATCTGTTTGGCTAACGTCGAGTGTATTGTCTGTTAGTTGTGGTTCTTCTTCTTTGTAGCCCATTACTTCTGATACACGATTGTTAATCTTTTCTAGGAATTGCTTTGCAGGATTAATGAAGTGTTCACCATAATCCTTTTCTACCATAGTAAGTATTGCTGTTTCACCTTTTGGAAACTGTCCTGTTGTGTAATCAAAGTAACTTAGTATAAACTCGCCTAATGGTGTCTTTTGTTCTTCTGATGCTAATACTATCTCGTCAGTATCGTCTTCGTTCTTTTTACAACTGCCTGGTTCGCCGGCTGTTTTGCCTGGTACTCTTGAGTAGCCTTTCCAACACTTGTCGTAAATTGCGCTGTTACCGTGTCTTTCGCCTTCTTCAATTTCTTCTTCAGTCATCTCTAGTGTAGTCCAACTTTGGTTACCACACTCTTCACATACGTCATTGCTTTCACTAAACTGACCCATCATTTCTTCAAATGCATCTTCAATAGCTTGTTCATCTGTTGTACCTGAACGTGTAGTCCAGCCACTGTTTAATTCTTTACCAATGCGCTGTACTTCCATATCCATGTCGCCAGTTTCTAAACCTTTTTTGCGAATCTCATTATACAAGCATACTCTAGGTTCATTTAAGCAATCATTACCAATTCGATTGGCTCGCATTTCGTCATAACCATTATGTTGAAGTATAGTAGTTAACAACTGTACATCACGTTCGTACTGAGCAAAGTCTTCTTGACGACCTTTCATGAATTGGTTAAACTTATCTTTAATCCAATCAATAGGACCTTCTTCTAAATCTTCTGGTCCTACTTCTGTTGCTGTTGTTGCTTCACTTACTAATTTATAAATGTATGGAAACACATCTGATAATTCTTCGTTAAACTGTTTAATAGTTAACTCGTCAATCCAATTTTCTTTTATATCGTCTGGAACATCTTCAAACACTGGAGTTTCAAAACCATTTATAGACTCTTTATAGTAAGATTCTTTTTGAAGGTTATTAATTTCTTTCTTAATAAAATTTGCTCTTTCTTTAACAACTTCAACGTATTCGGAAAGACTCTCGGCCATTACGCTCGAGCGTCCCATATAGGTTTTAAATTTTCGGAGTTTAGCAAGCTCTTCACTTAGACTAGTAATATGCTTACCAAAATCATCATATGGCTTACCGCCTTCTGCTACATGACGAGTCATTGCTCTTGCGCCGCTTAGATGCTTAAATGGATATTTAAATCTTTCACCTTCTGCATTTTCAACGTATATAGCACCTATTTTTTGGCTACGTGCTGTTGCGTTTTCTGTGTTAATTGCTTCAGTGTGCTTAATAGACAACTTTGCACTTCCTATTTTTTGGAAACTTGTCTTATTAGTTCCGTACATCTTTGATTCTGCCATTTGTTGATCCCCAGTGCGGTTGGTTGCTAAAAAATTATAATCACGTTTGTTTAAATTTGATTTTGTTATATTTCTTGTATCGAAATTTAACATACGTTTTTTACTGAACTGACGAAGTTCTCTTAAGAAGTCATACCATTTATTGCGTGTCATCGAGTCTTCGTTAGCAACAAAATCGTCACCATACATTACATTCAGACTATCTTCGTCAATTGAAATACTTACCTTGCCTAAAACAGTATCGGCTTCTTTATATTCAAAGTCAAAAAATCTAGCTTGGCTAGGAACATTTGTTACTTTTCCTTCTTCATCACCGATAGTGACGTTAGGAAAGCGTCCTCTAACTTTATTAAATAAATCGTCTGCTATTGTTTCAAGGTTTATCATAATATTATTTATCAATAATTACTGCTAACAAATATAGGCATGGGTGCATCGTAATCGTCTAAATCCTCTGCTTGGTTAAAGGTGTTGTATACTCGCGGATCCCAATCTTTGAGTACAGCCATCATTCGTAATGCTAATAATGTTGCACTAACTAAATCGTCACCTAATCCTGACTTAGCTTGATAACTTGATCCTGTTGCAACAAACCCTTTAAGTTCTGATATCAATGGTTTACTATGTATACGCATCTTATCGTTCTCAATCATAGTTTTTAACCGACTACATGCTGTAATCTTAGTACCATGTGTAGTGTTAAATCCTTTACGGAACTTGCGTACATGTCCTTTGCGCATAGGTTCACTTACAAACAACCCGGGAATATTCTCTTCACCAAAATCGTTAATAACTAACAAACATGCTTCGCCAATGCCATTATTTTCTACACTCCAGTATATACCATTTGTATTATTAGTTTCTTGTTGCAAGTATTTGCAAATATCAGCAAGTACTCTAATTTGCCCTGGGATAGCAGTTTGATTGTGCTGCCACTCTGCCACTTGTTCGTAACTAGGCAATTCAAACACTTGTATAGCAGCGTTGTCTCCACCTGTACCCATACTTGGATCTAGTGCTACTGCATATGTATACTGACTGGTAGGTTTTTTATACCAGCGTGTTTGCCCCATATTGAGTATAGGCGATACACCTTCCATAACAGCGAGTCTTAAACTATTAATAAGTGTTTCGTCAAATACTAAGAATTCACAGCCGTATTCACGTCTAAACTTTTCTTCGCCAATACGTCCAATTTCTTCTTCTTTCCACTTGTCATCTCTGTCAGGATGTTCGTGCCATTCAGCAACATAACTATGGAAGCCGTTTGAACCTAGTTCTTGTTCATTGCCATGTGCGTCAAACTTTTCTTCAGCTTGTTTCCAAATAGTAGCAAACGTATCTTCATCACTGTTAGGTGTACTTGTAATAATAGCTCTACCACCTGTTGCTAGTGTAGGCGAGATTGAAGTCCAAAATTCTTCAGCAATGTTAGGTTGCACAAATGCAAACTCGTCACAGTATAATAATGATATACTCATACCACGTCCTGTATTGCCTGTTGTTGTTTGTGCTACAATGCGTGAACCGTTTTCAAATTCAATTGATTGTTTGTTATAACTGACAACACCTGCTCTAATATGATCTGGACAACTTTCATATACAAAACGTATACGTGACATAATCTCTTGCGCACCTGTGTATTTGTGTGCTGCTACAAGAATAGTTTGATCAGGTTTAAACATAGCATACCATGCTAGATAGATACTAGCACACGTAGTTTTGCCTGTTTGTCTAGGCATCATATTAATGTTAAAGCGGAAGTTGTGATAACTGTGCATCAAACGTAGCTGATACTCGTAAGGATCAAACAACAATTTGCCTTTTACAGGATGCTGAATAAATGCAAATGATCTTGCAAAGTGTAAGTATCCTTCGTCAGGATCCATGCACTTCATAAGTTCTTCAACTTGCTCGTTTGTATAAGTTTCTTGTTTATTGGCTTTCTTAATAAGAACGCCATCTAATGATGCTGCCATTATTTTTTTCCAATATTAATCGTAAATAAACGGATCTTTTTTTTCTATTTCTTTTAAACGTTTACGATATCGTATTTCTGATTTTATACGTTCAATAATATCTTTAATAAATTTT